GTCCACTCGACCCGGCCGAAAATGCCGTCGGCTCGCGCCTCCAGCTCCTTGATCCAACCGGCCGCAAGCGCCTTCTTGCCGTTCTCGCGACACCAGAGGAGCTGGTGGTCATAGTCGACCGGGATGTCGGCGGAGCCGAAATACAGACGCGTCCTGTCAATGACGGACTGAGGGGCGTGGAGATGATACGGCCCGCGACCGTCCAGACCGGCGAAAGTCCCAAGCGGAAGGATTTGGACCCACTCCGGGACGCTCCCGGATGGCAGCTGCATGGAATGAATGGCGCGCTCTGTTCTCATAACGAGCGCACTATGGACGGGATGGGAAAACAAAAGAGGCCTGAACGCGTTCAGGCCTGGGCGGATTCTTGAAAGGAATTTTCGACTTGAGAGGGCGTTACCCCGGATCGCGCCCCCTTGGCAACCTCCCGCAAAGGATGCGTATGCCCCGGATTCGCGCCAGACCCCGTTAAATAGCGTGTTCAATGAAATTCACGGAACAACGGCCGCGAAAGGTTGCCAAAATTCGCAGGAGGGCATATTTAGAAATTAATTGAAGCCGCCTGAGAGACCGGGAACAACGCTGCCGGTTGGGACGGACCTGCCAGACAGGGAGACCCTCGCGGGTGTGGCGACCGCACAGGCGGCTTTCATCTATTCTATCAGCCGGTACTCCTTGTCGTTTGCCAGGGCGGCCGGGTCCAAAACCCTCCCCGACCAGATATCATTCGTCCGAATCATGACCCGTTCGATTTTCCCGTCCCCTTCGACCTTCACCTTGGTTTTGTAGTTCACCCGGACAACAAGCTTTCCGGCCTGGCCGTCAACGTCGCGCACGTAAAGCAGGCCCGGCTTGCGCAGGTCCCAATAGACCGCCTCCGGCGCCCAAAGGGCATCGGCGGCGTCCTCGATGACCTCGCGCGGCAGGCCGACGCCGCTTTCGCGCTTGACCTCCCGGTAAAGGTGGGCAAGCCCGGCCTCGGACAGCGTGATCGCGCCGCTGGCCGGTTCCACCTGGGCCACGTCCCGTAAAAACATGATGACCTTCTCGGACAGCGCGCCGACCACTCGGCGCTCTCCCGTTTTGATAGGCGCGCCCGCCTCCAGGGCGTCCAGCCTGGGCGAAATCCACTCGACCAGGTCGCGCTTGACCGCCGAAACAACGAACCGGGCCGAGGCCGCCTGCGCCGCAGCCAGGTCAACCGGCGCATCCACCATCTTGTCCATCATGGCCCTGGCCGAATGAGCGTTAAGGGCGGCCGCTCCGGGGTTGTAGGCGAACCCCGGATCGATGCCCGCAGGAATCTCCATAACCTCGCCCGTGCGGTTGTTCGTCCAGGCCATTCGCTCTACAGACGGGTCCGGGCTGACTACGTAGCCAAATTCTTTCAAATCGCGTTCAGAAAGCTGCGTGATGCCGCACCGGCAACGCCAGCCGTTCGGGGGAAAATGTTCCTCCCACCAGGGATGATCCACGGGCAGGATCGTGCCATGCCACCGGCGATGTTGCTCCCTGGTGGATGGATCGAGGACGGCGACGTAACGTAGATACGGCGCCCGCTTCTTGGTGCGCTGGATGCGCGCCCAATCGCCCGCCGCCTTCGCCATCCGCATGTTCGTGTCGTAGATGATACGCAACCTCCTGGGACTGCCGAGCTGGGAGGAAACCGTCTGGCCGGTCAACGGATCGACCACGTCCTTGCGGCCCCACCAGCCCTTGCCCTGGAGCGTGGGCGTCAACTCCTTGCGAAACTGCTCGAAGGTCTGGCCGGTCTCCTTGGCTTTAAGCACAGCCGCATACATGTCCTTGTTGATATCGAATCCAGCGGATTTCGCAACCGTGAATCCCGTGGCATGGCATTCCTGCCACACATCCCGCCAGTCGAACGACTCGGGGAAAGAAAACCCCTTGGCCTTGAGGTAGGCGATGGCTTCCTCGGGCGGCAGGGCCTTGAAACTGACGCTGGCGTTAGCCACGGTCCACCGCCAGATCCGCCCCGACCTCCCCGGCCAGCCTGGCCGCGAACATCAGCCGCGCAAGATGCTCGGCCAGCGCCGCCGGGTCCTGCCCGGCCGCCGCCTCGGGCAGCCGTGCGAGGAACTCCTCATACGTCGAACACTCATTTGACAGCCGTTCGACAGGGTCCGTCAGCTCCCGCACAAGCGGTTCCCAGCCGTCCAGCTCCTCAGCCACGGCTATGTCCACGGCGTCCTGCGGCTCGGCCTGATCGGCCTGCGGCCGGCGCGCATGCGCTGCCTTCCCGGCCTCGGGTTTCACCGGCGTTTCCGGCGCCGCTTCGGGCGCGCCAGGCGCGCGCAGAACCACGGCGCCCTTGGGCGGGTCGGGAAACCCGAGCTTGTCCCGCACCACGGACGTCTCCACGTCCAACCCCATGGGTACCAGTTTGCCGAGCCGGTCCACCATCTTGTCCAGATCCTCCTCATCCGGGCGGCCGATGACGATGCGCGGGTAGAGCTTGCGCGGTCCCTGGTTCAGGTCCACCATGGGCCGTACCAGATGGCGGTTGAGCGATGCGCACAGTTGCCGGGAATCCGCCTCCTCAATATCCTGGCGCACCCGTTCGTGCGCGTCCGCCGTGCCCACATGCTGGCCCACATCCGTGGTCCCGGTCTGGCCGAGCACGCACTTGGACACTTGCCTATCCAGCCAGCTGGCGAACTGCTCGAAGTGGGCCGCGTTGCCCTGGACGTTCACAGAGGGAAATTCGATCTGCATGGACGCCGGGATGATGGCCGCCGCGTCCTGGCTGATAGACCGCACGGCCCGTAGCAAGGTCCGCTTTTGTTCCTCGGTTGTCCCTTGCCCGTACTTGCCCAGGCGCAAGGGCATGCCGAAGATCTCGGCGAACTGGACCCAGCTCTGAAGGTCGAGGCGTTTGAAGAGGTAGACCCAAGTCACCGGCCGGGCCAGGCCGCCGCGAATGGGCAGGCCGGACTTACTCTTGTGTATGTGGCTGATAAACTTGTAGGGCGTCAGCGGCCGGGGGCCTCCGATCCCCCGCAAAAGCGGCGTGCGCCCGTCCTCGCGAGAGAACTCGAACCACCTCGGATCGCGCCATTCAAGCCGCTCGGGCATCCATTCCTTGCCGGAAACGTCCCAGATGATCTCGGTGATGGAAAAGCCCTTGCCGATGGCGTCCAGGATGTCGAACAGCTCCTCGCGCAATTCCTCGCGGGAGATCCAGTCGCGCACCAGGTCGGCGGCCTTGATGTCCTCGGCCGCATCCGTGGCCGACTCCACGGTGATCTCAAGACCCGCCACTTGTTCCTTCCTGGTGGAAAGGACGGACCGGTAATGCGAGTCTTTCTCTTCCATTTCTTCGGCCAGCTCAAGGTAGCCGGTGGGATCACCTTCCTCGGCTGCCAGGAGAAGCCGCGCCAGCCGCGTCGGCGTCAGCAGATGCGCCGGATGCCCGGAGATGACTTGGCGCACGCCGGTAATGGTTGGCCCGGCTTCCTCTTCCCGGAGCAAGCCGGTGTCAATGGGACGTCCCAGGTGGTCAAAAAGCTTCGCCATCACCAAGCTCCTCCCCCGGCCATGGCCAGACCGGGATCTTCGTCGTCATCTTCGGAGAAAACCGGGGTATAATCGTACTCCGCGACGCCGGAAAGCGCCCCGGCCGCGCCAAGGAAGCAGGCCCAGGCCCGGTCCGCATGGCCGTCTCCGTCACGGGGCGCCTGCAATCTCGGATTGCCGGTCGGTCCGACCACCTTGCGAATCTTGTGCAGATCATCGCGCAAGACGGCGTTACCCTGCGGGATGCGGATACGTCGGTCCTCGAAAGCCTGTTTCGCAGCCGTGGCCACGTTTAATGGCGTGGCCCCGTTGAGCAACACGCCCTCGACGCGATCCTCGCCGTGCGCGGCCTTCATGTCCTCAACGGGCTTCTCGCCCATTCCCGTCTGATCCATGGTCAGCCGGGAAAGCCGGTACTTTTTGACAAGGCGAGCGATTTCCGCATCATGCGCGGCGAAGGTGGCGTTTTTCAGTTCCACGATCTCGCGCGTCCACAGCACGTCGCCCACCAACTCGAACACCCAGGCCACCCAAAGGTCGCGCCGCCGGGCGATGTCGTTGCCGATGAAGACCGGTCCGCCCTTGTAGAGTTCCGGCCGCCCGGCCTCGGGATGCTCGCAGGAAAGAATCAGGTCATAGGGCAACCAAGGCGCCGAGGTTTCAAGAAATTGCAGCTCGTATTCCTGCGCCCAGGCCTCTTCGTCGGCCAAACCGGCGCGCAGGACGTCCACGTCGCGCTCAAGGCCAAGCCGGACGGCTTCATGGATGTCCACGCGATGGCGGCTCCAGACTTTGTCTTTGCCGGTCCAAATCTCGTAAAATTTGTTGTCCTTCCCGTTCGGCGTGGAGGTCACCCGCAAGCGCAGGCCATTCTTGGAGACGACGGGGAAAAGGGCTTTCCAGATATCCCGGCTGTTGTCGTGGAAGGCGAATTCATCAAGGAAGACGTTGGCGCTGTATCCGCGCGCTGTGTCCGGGTTGGCGGGCAAGGCCGTGATGCGGCTTCCTCCAGGAAAACGGACTTCCTGGGCCTTGAAGGCTGCGCCGCTTCCCGTGCGAAATTCATCCTCATCGTATTTCGGGCCGCCTTTGAGGCCTTCATAAATGAGATAAAACGCCTGACACATGGGCTTGATGGCTTCGTCCACGGCCTCCTTGGCCTGACGCTCACCTCGGGAGAGGATGACCCAGCGCACGCGCCGCCCGGCGATTTCCGCCCGAATGCAGTCCTCGACAATCTCGCCGCAGGTCGTGAAGGTTTTGCCGGACTGGCGGGCGAACATGCCGATTTTGAAACGAACCTGATCCTCCAGCCAATTGCGCTGGTAGGGGTAAAAGGTGATGATGCGGGAGTCATCGCCCATCAAACGAACCCCATAACCCTGAGCGCTTCCTCGGCCACCTGCGGATCAAGGCGCTTGTCATCCACCGCTGCGCCGATTTTCTTCCGAGCCTCGTCTTCCATCTCCTTGCGCGCCTGCTCGCGGATCTGCGCCTCGATGTCCACGGAGATCTTCGTCCCCGCCGCCAGATCCTTGATGGCCTTAGCCAACCTCCCCACGTCCAGGGTATCAATGGCCTCGGCTTCGCCGTCCGCCCTGGCCATGATGGCCTTGAAGGCGATGCCGTGCATGAGTTCCACCAGGACACGGCCCATGTCGCCGTCGGGCGCCTCGCCCAGTTCGCGGGCAAAGGCTCCGGCAATTTCGCGGCTTTCGCGGATCTTCGAGGCGGCCTGCTCGAAGCTTTGACTGTAGCGGCCGACGGCCGAACGGCTTACCGTGAGAGACACACCCTCGGACGCCAGACGTTCGTTTACCCAGCCCGTTAAATCGGTGATGGACAGGTCGGGCCTGGACGCCAAAAAACGGTCGAACTCCGCGCGGAGTTCAGGGGGCAAGGCGTCAATGCGGGATTTCGGCGGCATAGACTTACCCTCCCGCCCTCGGACGCTTCACGCCCGGCACGACAGACATACCTTCGGCCACATCCTGCCCGCGCCCGGTCAGCGTCACCACCTGGACAGGCCCGACCTGTTCAACCGCGACCAGACCTTGTTCAGCCAGCCAAGCGCATTCCGTTTCAATCCGATCACGGGAGCATCTGTGACCGATCACGCCAAGGAAATCCTGAATGATCGACGTATTCAGCTGCCGGTCTTGATCCTCATTCAGGGTTCGCAGGATGGCTATCCGCCGATTCTCGGCAAGCACCTTTTCCAGGCTCACTTTCCGCCTCCGTTCAGTTCGTTTTCCATGAGCATGTCAATGTTTCGTCGTAGCGCGTCCATGGAGACGCCTAGGCTTTTCACCCCTTCGGTCAGGGCTTGCTGTCCGCCGCGCAGGCTTTCCAGGGAGATGCTCAGATCGTGGATATCCTTGACCTTGGGCAGAGTTTCCAGGATCACGTCCACAGTGGCCCCGCGCTTCTCGACCTTGTCGAGACGTTTATCAAACGCTTCGCGGCATTCCTTGCAGGCTTCCGCCTTTTCCTTGTCGGCCCGCGACATGGCCTCAGCCTCTTTCCCGTTGGCCTTGTCGCGTTCATCCCGGCATTTCTTGCAGTCCTCGCGGGTGACGTATTTCTTGGACAGGCTCCAGGCGATCCAGATGCCCAGCCCCTGGAAGACGAACAGGGCCACCGGCCACCATTTCAAAACGTCCTCAACCACGCGCTCCTCCCGTCTCGAAATCCGTTTGACACTCCAGGCACCTGATCGCGCCCGGCAGGGCCGCCAGCCGCGCGGCCGGTATCGCCTCGCCGCAGTCCGCGCACACGATGCGCCCGTCCTCAATGACCTGGTCGCCGCCCGTGCCTGGGCGGGCCGCGTCCATGGCCTCGGCCAGAAACAACGCCTCGGCCTTCTGCCCCTCGTCGCAAAAGTCCATTAACGCCGCCCCGCCCCGGTCCATTGGCCCAGCCACGGGTCGCCGTCGCGCTCGACATGGTAGAGTACGCTCGGCAGGATCTGCGGCAGATCCGAGGGCGTGGCGGCCATGGGCCGTTTTTCCAGAAGCCCCATATGTTCCAGGGTGAACTGCGCAAATTCGGAGCAGATGTATTTTTCAGGATCGGCCGGAGCCGGACCGAGGATGTTTTTGAACAGGGTCCAATCGTCGTACTTTTTCCCCTTGCCCAGTTCCTGCAAGGCGAAATCAAGCCCATCCATGCTCATGTCGGGCGTAAGCCCAAGCGGCTCCAGCAGGTAGACCTCGCCCTCGTATTCGGCCACGCGTTTGGAGAAGAGGGTAAAAGTCAGGCCCCCGGCCAAAGCTTCAACCATGTAAACCCTCTTGCCGACCGCCCCCGGGAGCGGGAAGCGGATGATAATCGAGGCGTGGCTGAACTCCCCGTGGGAGAAGAACTTGATAGCCTCGGAAAAAATACCTCGGCCGCTGAAGAGGACAGGCCAGCACGCGGCCGCGCGCTCACGAGCCAAAGAATAGGGAATGGGGATAGCCTGATCCGGCGTCATTTGCGCATCCCCATAATTTGCTTGACCAGGTCAATGCCGGATTGGCCGAACAGGTAGGTCATGACGATACTGGCCAGCCACAGGATGGCGTCCGGCCCCATGTTCAACCCGAGCTTGCCGTTGAACGCCACCAGCAGCATGGCCAGGATGACCACGATCAGCTTGCGCAGGCCGACATACCCCGGCTCGGTCGCCGGGGATTGCGGCTTTTCCTTCCTGACGCGTTTCATTGTTCCCCTCCCGGCGCGTATTGCAGTCGCGCCGCCGCCTCACCGATGTCATGCTCCATCAGCCGCCGTCCCACCTCCTCGCGCAGCCGGTAGGCCACGGCCGCCACAGCCTCGCGCAGATCCTCCACGCCGGGATCGGCGGGCATGGCCAGGCCGAGCCGCTGGGCGCGGGCGTAAAAGGCCTTGATGTAGTCTTCCTGGAGATAGGCGGCCAGGGCGGGCGCGGGGCGCCCATCCTCCCGCGCCATCGCGCATTCGACCTGGTAGGCGTCCAGCTGGCTGGAGAAGTACAAGCTCATGGCCGCCAGCTGCACAAGCTGGCGGGACAAGGGAAGAACCTCCTCGGATGTCCGCGTCGCCTGGACCGGACTGGACAGGTACAAGATTATCCCGAGTAGGCCGCACAAAATAGACAGATGCTTCAGAGAGATCATGCCGTCACCGCCTTTGTAAGGACCGCCTCGGGCCACTCCCCGAGGATCAGCTTGATCTTGGCCGGGTACTGCGGATTGCGGAACTGTCCAGGCCCAAGCAGCGCGCCCGGCCCGCCGTTGTAAGCGGCGCAGACGCCCGCCCATCCGTGGGTGGGGAGAAACCGCAAGGCCAGCTTGCGCAGATGCAGGCAGCCCAGCGGGATATTCAGTACATGGTCGCAAAGCTGGGTCAGGTACGGCCCGCGAAAACCAAGCTCACGGCCCACGGCGCCCATTAATTGCATGGCGCCCCAGCTGGCCTGTTGCCCCCACCATTCCTGGTCACGGTCGCCGCGCAAGCACGGAAAATCCTTGGGGGGAGATTCCGAGGACGCTTCAGCAGGCGTTAATTCACGGAAAGGCTGATTCGTTTTGACATTCCAGAGCCAGCGGTACCGAGGCTCCGGGTTCCAGGCCCAGACGTCGCCCGTGGACTCGTACTGGAGGATGGCTATGACCAGTTGAAACGGCAGACCATGCCTCTGCGCGGCCTGGGACGCGATCCCGGAAAGGGAGGAGGTTACTTCTTCCATGGCTTCGGCCCCTGTCCGTCATACGGCCGCGCCAGCGCGGCCCCGGAAACGATGTCCGCCCAGCTGGTTCCGTCCGCCAGGATCACCTCGGCCACGATACGGAAATACTTCCCGCGCCCCATGCGCCGCAGCATGACCTTGTCTCCGGGCTTGAGCCGCTTCATGACGAGCGCCTTGGCCGCTTCGGCCATGTCTTTGGCCGTCTGGTCTTTGCTTTTCAGCTCCTGGGTATCCACGTCGCGTACCCGCACGCCGATGTGATCGCCCACGATGGGCGGCCAGCCGGGAATGGTGACTTTGAGGGTGTCCCCATCGGTCACGGCCTCGACCACGGCGGCGTGGTCGCCGTATTCACGCGGGGGTTTCTTGGCGTGGGATGGGGTAGCGATGGCGGCCGCCAGGACAGCCACGGCCAGAAACGCGAAGAGCATCGCCCGCAGGCGTCTGCAAGGGAGGATGGTATTCATGCGGCGATATATGCCGCACGATGGGGGAGGGGTTAGACCTGAACTGGTTCAGGTCCGCTAGCGTGATGTTCCGTAATTAGTTCAATTCAAGATAGCACAAGCAGTCCTAATACTACATACAAAACTGCGAAACACCATGGAATGAAGGCCCCAGGCATTAAAAACCAGAGGAATCCTGTGCCAGACCTATATCCTTCCACATCATGTATCAGAGCGTCTTCTGGTTTATTCTTGTCCCACCAGTTTCTATAATATTCAATTGCGATGTTAGCCCTTCTTGTTGAAATTCCAATTGAAATGGAAATCAGGAAGCCAATGCTGCACAATGACACAATCAACCCAGTAGATTTTCCCCAGGAAAATGAGATTGCAGCGAGCAATAAACCTTCAAATGTGCCTAACCATGTCAACCTACTGTTCATCAAACTGTTTTCATACACAATCTTAGAATCCATCTGACTATGAATTGTTTGCCATTTCTCCTGAACTGATGTCATTGTCTCCTCCTATATTCAAGCTAGCTTTGGCATTTCAATTAGCTTCCACCGGCATAGCCGGGATATGATTAGGCCCCTCGAAGGAGGCTTTAACCTGCCTGGGCTTTGCTACTAGTGTGGCGTCCGGCAATTTAATGTGTATTTTGTTTAGATCTTAGCCTGGGCTTTATGCCGTATTTCAAAAGATTTTGATCGGTTGTAAAATGTATCTATTTAGAAAACGTGACACTAGAAATCCAGAAGGGAGAGGCGGGGGTCTTTACGGGCGCGACGCGCCTTGTGCTTGAATACGGCCCGGTCCGTAACGCCCACCTCGCGGGCGATCTGCGGCGCGGTCTTGCCTTCCGCCAGGCCCTGGTCAATGCCGCGCCGGATGGCCTCGTGGATCGCCGCCATACACCCGGCCCAAGGTCCGAGCGGCACGTCGATGTGTCCGCCGCCCAGCCGTTCGGCCACTGCCGCCGCATGTTCGCCACAGGCCTCGACCAGCCAATGCTCCGACGTCAAGCGCTCAGGTCGGGGGAAGTAGGCCCGGCTGCCGCCTTTGGCCTTGGCCACCTTGGCGGCGGCCATCTTCCCGGCGATCTCGGCGATCTCGGCCAGCACGCCCGGCAGCTCGGAATAATCAGCGCCGGACATTACGCCATTGCCTCCGCTACTGCCAGCTTCTTGACCCTTTTGTCCAGCGCCGCGATCACGCCGCGCAGCTGATCGGGCGTCCCCCATTGCAGCTTGGCCGGTCCGCCCTGGCGCTTCAGAATGCTCTCGGCGTACTCAAACGGCACATGCCGCCTGCTCATGCGGCCGATCTCGGCCAGGAGCGCATGCACCTTGCTGATCAGCGCCGTCCGGTCGCAGCCCGCGCGCGGCGGCTTCTCCGTTGGCTTCCAGCCCTTGCGCTCGAAATGCGCGCACAGATCCTTGAGCTTGTCCAGGGAGAGCTTGGCCGAGGACGCCACGCCGTAGCGGTCGGTCAGGATCTGACGATACATCTCGTCATCAAGGCCAAGCTGCTTCTTGGCGATGTGGACCTTGCCAAGCAGGGCTTTGCGGCCGGTGGTTGGCTTGGGCATTTGCGAACTCCTTGAGGTAGACAACTATTCAGTTATTTGATTATTTGTTCCGGTATCAAATAAATCGAGACAACCACGTAAAGGTTGACCATGTCGGATATAA